ATATTTAAAAGGAGCATTAGCACCATCAACACCTATTGCAGTTTCTGTTCCTGCAAAATCAACGTTAATACCAACAAACCATGTAGGTAATACGTCTATTGCGTTATATCCATATCCAGTAGAAGGGGCTATAGTAGCACTTAATACTGCACCAGATCCACCGCTGCTTTCCGAGGAGCTTTCACCAGAACCTTCACCAGAACCTTCACTAGAAGAGTTGCCAGCATCGGAAATATGAAAGGTAATAGATTTAATTCTATCACCAACATTTACGTTACTAGCAACCATGTCCGAGGCTTCATTAGTTGTCCAAAATTCGTAAGATCCAGCTTCATTTGGATTACTATTAGAATCACGAATATCAACACGTTGAATAACGCCATTTAGAATAATGGGTTTAAATGTTATACCGGGAGTTTTTACTTCGCCGGTATGATCAACTATAGTTGCTGTAATAGATGTATTACTGGTATATCCACTTCCTCCAGAGATAACACCAACGTGAGATAGAAGTCCTGCAGTTTTCTTTTGCATTGATGCATCAATCGTCGGACTAACATCCACGTTTCTCTTAATTGGAACAAATTGATTTGTTATAAGATCATCACTTGAATTTAACTTTGCGACCTCACACCAAACGTATCCATCATTTCCCGGAGCTGAATATCCATAATCATTGCCTGAGCTTAGCGCAGGTGCCGTGGTCGAACCAACAACTGCAGTAAATCCATTATCTACAGCAGTATTTGAAAGAACTATCCAAACACTATTTGCGTGTGTTACATAGCATGGATATAAATCACCTGTTGTATAAAACGCATCGTTATCAGCTGAATCATATACTTTATATTTTCTACCATTTGTCCAAGGGTTTTTAGCAATCATCTGTTTTACAGATCCGCCACTAACGTCTTTAACAGTAAAAAGATTATTAATAACATCTTCATCTTCTTGCCTGTTTCCGGCAGGAGCAGGAATAACAAAATTTGTCGAATTTTCAGTAACCGTACCAGAGGTTTGTGCGGGCCATGAGTCTGATTTGCCAAGACCTACCGCATATCGGTTATTACCTCGGTAAGGCCAATTTGATTCGTTTGAGTTGCTAGAACTATTTGCCGTAGAGTCAAACTCAGCATCAGCCGATGCTTTAATGTCATTGACTAAAAGACGTGCTTGGTTTCTACGAAAGTCATCTGTAATAATTGCTGCCATAATTAATTGTTTTCTTAAATGTTATTTATAATATTTATACGAGTGTATTTTTATTCATATACACTTTTTATGCAGTTGTTATTTCAACTGCTGGCTGTGGTGCTTCAACAGCCTCTAATCTGCCTGCTTTGTATTCTTGTTGGTATTCGTTAATTAAAAGTGATAGGGGTACCTCAAATAATGTTAGTTCATTAAGTGTTGCTGGGTCATCCCAGAATCCTCTAGTAAAGTATTGTTCAGCATTAATACTGTTTGGCCAATTAGTATTAATAATGTTAAGTATAGCATTAATCGTTACAACTCGAGCAAAGGAAGAATGGTTGGGATTAGCATTAGGTCCACCTGGGTTGACTGAAGATCCATAATAATTTTCAAACACACCATCAATCACTTCTGCAATAGAAGCATAGAGCCATCCTGGTTGGTGTCTAGGTGTGTGATAACCTTCAGAAGAGTTAATAGATCTTAATTTAGGAGGTCTTAAGTCTGTATCAAGCCATTTATCTGGTTCATCAACAGTACCTTTATATGTTAGGAAATCTTCCCAGCGATTTCTTAGCACAGATTCAACAAGAACAGAAACAAAAAATTTCATTCCTGCAGGATGTACCAAACGTTCATACGAATCTATCCACCGCTCAGTGGAAACAGTAGATTTTAATTGATAACTAAAATCTTGCCAAAAGTGAGAGTCTTGAATTTTATCAATACCCGATAAATTTCCAGCAGGTTTACTATAAGCATTTAATGCTGAATCATATGTTCCGGCCGAAAGTTTAAATAAGTTATTAGAAGGATAATAAACCTCAACTATACTACCAAACATTAATTGGAAAAATACCTCAACACTTTCGGGCGTTCCTTTAAGACGGTAATAATGAACTATTCTTTTGTAAAGTGTATTTCTATCAATTACATTTGAGTTAGGAACTACTTTTGCAATCTCACCTTGAATAGCATCAAGGTATTTTCCACTAGTAAAATCAATATCATTTTCACCGATGGCATGTGCTAGTTCATATGATGCAAACCCCTCACGGTTCAAGTAATCATAGTACTCTTCCATAAAAGAAATCAAATTAGATGCTCCATCCCTAATATATTGCGGGATGAGCTCTCTTACTTTAGATTTCTCGTGGTTCTGAGGTCTATAATTGACAATTGATGTATGCATTAGTAGTCTTCGCGTGGTGTTGTAACATATTCACTTGCACCTGATGTACCGCGAACGGCAATAGTGTCAACTAGTGATTCTACTGTTGTATTAGTTAAATCAACCTCTATAATTTGGTTTCTCTTAGGAGCTATATCATTCGATGCTGGTCTAACAAAGATTGAAATAGTTGTTTGAGCTGATAAATCAAAATCATTAATTTCAACAATGCCTGTTGAGCAATTTACTGTTCCACAATCTCTCTTATCTAAAATTTCAACATCATCTGCATTAAGATAATAGCGATATATATTTCTAATATTTTCTGTTGAAGATTCTTCATCTTTAAAGTAATATGTAACACCATTAAACACATATCCTGTGGATGTTATTAATGATTGGGTTGGATCTAATGGTTTTTCTAGCTCAAACTCAAAATTTATTTTATAGGGAGCATTGTTAGAAGGGGTTGCAATAAAGTCTTTCTTACAAAATAGTCTGGCAAATACGCTTAAAATTGCAGGATCTAAATCGGTAATATAGTTTAAAAACTGTGAATATCTAAATATCCCTTCAAAACTTTCAAGGAAGGTACTACTAAATTCTCCAAGACCAGTTCTAATAACTGATGATATACCATCTGCAGAAAGATTAGTTAGCGTAGAATTGTAATTTGCAAAAATATTAAAATAGATAGAGATGAATTCTGGATCAACAAACTTAGGCCGAACTGTTAAGATTCCTTTTGAGTCTAGGATAGGTAGCAAGCGGTTTTTTTCGGAATCGGAAAGTGTATTTCCCACCGAAGGTTTTGCTGAGATAAAGACTCTGCCGTATTCAGGTGGGATGTTATCCTCTCCTCCCCAAACCGATACTGTTTCTGCAGTCGAGTTACCACGAACGATAGCCTTGTAATCATCAACCGTAACAGCCCTGTTTTGAGATGCAAATTGGAGCGGAGCATTTGCTCGGATACTTTCAATACCTTCTCGTGAACCTCCTCCAGAAGAAGCAGCAATTGCTGTTATTAAAGGTTTACTAACACTATCAAATAAAGAATCTGAGGTTGTAAATACTGACAACCCGTTTGCAGCTTCAGCATCTGTAGTTAAATATTTAATTGATATAAGTGAGCCAGGTAAAGGCTTTTTACCTACTATTCCATCACCAAAGGAGATCTGGTATTTTCCACTTGGATTTTCATTGAGAAAATATACGGCTGTCGTACTGTCTAAGCCAGGAAGCTCAGAAAACTGAGTATAAACTTCTTTCTGTGTGCTACTAACAGAATCACTGACTGTTACGATAAGTTTTGACTTATCAATATTTGTGTCAGGGATTTCAAACTTAAGATTGGGTACCGTGTCGTCAAATACATATTCTTTTGTTTTAATTGCGCCCTGAAAAACTGTAAATTCTGTACCTTCCCCAACCGAAGTATTTTCAAAAGTAACAAAGTTATATGTTTCGTTATTCAATGTATCAGAAGATGTAAATGTTGTACCTTCTGGAAGAGTTGTAATAGCTGAGTTAAGACCTGTCAACTTAAGAACTACCGCGGAAGCTGAAGAACTTTTGGGTGTATAGCCGAGAGTTTTTGCGCGAGCTACAACATTCTTTCTAAGCTGTGCAGAAGAGATAAATGATTCGTTTGCGGCAAGGTGGGCTAGTACAGCATTGTAATGTGTATTGTGTGCAAGAATGTCAAGGAGTACGTTAAGGCCGGAACCGTCAAAATCAAAGTCCTTAAATGGTCCATCAGTCCTTTTGTAGTATGATTTGATTTCATCCTTGATCTTGTCGAAATCAAGTTCTGTGATATTTAATTGTTTAAGTGACATGGTCTTTATCGGATTCGATCGAGGTAAAAAGATACCTCAGTGTTGGTATTTGTATTTCTAATTTGGAAAACTATTGTTACGAGGAGACGGTTGTATTCTTCGTCAAGCTGTACTTCTACTCTTGGGTTAATAACTCGAGGTTCGCGTCTTTCGATGATCCTTAACACCTCGTCTTTAATTCCCAAAGCGGTAAACTGATCGGCATTCTCGAAGAGATAACGTGTCACATTAGCACCAAGTTCAGGATGGAATGGCCTATCAGAAAAATTACTTAGTACAAGAATCTTTACGGCCTGCCGGATTGCCTGAATATCTGTAATAGGACGAATGTCTTTTGTGTTAGGATGAGGGATAAAATCAAGCGGTATGTCAGCAAAAAGACCAGACTTACCAACCGTTGCGATTGATGGTACCTTTTCGTTAACATTAAAGTCTGATCTTAATCCCATAATATCTATTTATATAAAAATTACACCGTTTACCTCAGGAAGCTTACCTTCTCTCAATATTAACTCTTCGTATAACCGAACACCTTCAATAATATTAACCTCAGGCAGGAAAAGTTTTTCACGATCAATTCCAGGGCAGGTTGCTG